GACCCACCCCCCCCCGGCGCCCGCCCCGCTTAAATGAAGTTCTTGGAGATGAGAACTCGGGCGAGGTCTTCAGCATTATTCGTTTTGCGGAAACGATCCACGGCGGTTCGAGCCTGTACTTCTGCGGGCTTGGACTTAACCGGGGTTACGGTAGGACGGACGGGCTGTACGGGTGCTTTCTTGGGAGCTGCCTGAGAAACTTGGCCCTCGCGGGTCATGTATCCTCGGACGTAATCACCAATGAACATCTTGAAGTCGGGGAACGCCTTGAGTTTTGGGAAAACCTTTAGGACATTCTGTGCGACCTGATATTCCTTGCTTTCCGGCTTATTCCACCACGGGTATTGTTTCGTGGCGATTGGGTCAATTTGTTCTCGGGCTTGGATCGAACCCATCTGCCGTGGCAGCTGTTCTTCGATAGCCCTAGTCGCGTTGACCAACATGCGGGTGACATCCTCTTGGCCGTATTCCTTGTCACCAAGGACAAAGCCGTAGGGGTTCTCCATGCACTTGTACTTTAGCCAGCGGGCGTTTTCCAGTTCCTTATCGACCTGTGCCTTAGTCTGAAGCGACTCGAACGGGTTAGATGCGTCGTTGACGCTGGTTCCCGCCGTGTCGGACTGAGGTGTCGATGAGATTTGCTGTTTCAGCGCTTCCATCTCCTCGCGGAGTTTGGTGACTTCCTCCTCGGCCTGCTTGCGCTTAGCCGTGAGTTTGTCGATGCGCTTCTGGACGCCCTTGGGAAGATCGCTGTCTTCTTCGTCGTCTTGCGTATGCTGTGAATGAACTTCGTCGATACCATCCTCAGCCTGGGGGACTTCCGTTTCGGTGTCCGCATCTTGCATAGATGCTTCGCCGTCCGTGTTGTCCTTGACTTCTGTCTGGTTTTCGCCCTCTTGACCGGCCTCGGGCTGTGCCGCCTGTTCCTCGTCAGCGAACAGGGTGCTGCGGAGGATATCCGCGAGCTTGTCTTGGTTTAATGCCCCTGACTGGGCGTTTGACTGTACCTCGGGGTTGTTTTGAGCCGTTCCGATCTCGGCGTTATTGTTATCTTCCATATTCAGAGAGTTTTGCGTCCACTCAGAGGACGTATCGGCAGTAACGCCTTAAAATGTGTGAAGTCAACGCCCCCGGCGGCGTTTGATGGGTTTGGCAATATTACGCACCATTCTTGGAGCCAAACCGTTCGCGCTGGGCTTCTTCTTGCTCCGACAAGAGCAAATCCTTGAAATCCCTGAGAGCTTCGGCTCGTCCGCAGGCATGCACCCGCTTTTCGCCTTCGATGCTATAAGAGATAGCACGATCGACTTCAGCGGCGATAGCAGCGTCCATATACGCGAGAACAGCGTCAAATACTTCGTTTTTCTCGAAGGCGAACGTGCGTCGTGTTGCATTAGGGTCAGGCGCCATAACCGGGTTGCTGGCCTTCCTGGGCCATCTTGTCAGAGACAGGGGTGACGCCTAGGCGACCAATCGTCTTATTCTGCTGCTGCTGGACGCTCATCTGGAGGTTCTGGACGTAATTTTGGATAAGGGCTTGGAACTGCTGGTCGCCCTGAGCCATCTGCTGAGCCTTCTGGTTCTTTTGGATGATATCCTGAAGATACTGGAGTTTCGTGCCTGCTGTCGGGTCGTTTTCGACGTACTGGACTTCCATGCCGGCCATCATCTTAGCGATATCGGTCTGGACGTCGTTGTAGAGCTTCTGGGAGGCGGTCTTCTGATCGAGGAGCAAGTCCTTAGCAGACTCAGGGCTGATAGCCTCGATAAAGCGCGCCGTGAGCTTGTTGCGGTCGATAACGCCGCCAGCGTCCATTGGAACGACGAAAGAGGCGATAGCCTTGAGCTTCTCCATGACGTAATCCGTATCGAGCTCGCGCACGTTGTACGAAACACCGATGTCATACATCTGGGAGATGTCATTCGGGGTCATGACAATAGGCGTCCCAACAATGCGCTCGATTTCGCTGCCGTCGAGGTACTGGACAGACAGACTGACCATCTGTTTGAGAACCCGGCTCCAAGCCGTGAGCCAGTTGTTCACAATGAACTGCTGGGTCATCTGGGTCTTCTGCGGGGGGACGGCAGGGTGGAATAGGCCGAAATAGGCCGCGTTCTGGGCTTCCACACGATCAATAAGGTTGAAAGCGAGTGTAGGATTGCCCGAGGGCGGCGAAAGGAATGAGTAATCGTCAGGGGTGGTGACGGGGAGTAGCGAGCCAGGGGCAATCTGGTTCTGAGTGCCGAGACGCTTCTTGACCTTGATAGGGGGAAGCGTTTCAAAGGCAGTGCGGTCGCGCAGGCTGTCCTTCTGGGCCTTGATTTCCTCTTGGTCGGTAAAAGCAATCTCTGGGATGCCACGGCACTCAACAACAGCACGCTTCAGGCGTTCGCGACGGAGTTCAATGAACGGGTACTCACCGTGAGCGTAATCGAGCTTGCTGTGCTTAGCGAACGTCTCGACTTCGCTGGTTTGCGGAGAAAAAACCGTGTAATATACGCAAGGCACGCCGTTAGCGTCGATTTGACGGCTATAAGCGTACACAATCTCAATGAGGTTGTCCGCGCGGTGCAGGGCGTTCGTGACGTTCGACGTGACGGGGATGAGGTTCGGATCGGTGAGGTAAGCGGACTTGCCGGCAGTGTTCGCGGCTTCCTCGACGAAGGTTTCATCCCATCCATCGGTCTTAATCATCTCGCGGAGCTCGACTTCAGACATGAACGTGCGCTTGAAGATAACGCGGGCTTCCTGGAGGTCTAGGGTTTCGGGCGGGAAGCTGATTTCCTCGTACGGCTTCAGGGCAGCGCAAACAGGGAGGTTAATCCGATTGTACTGCTGATTGTACGTTGAAACACCAGCGTTCAAGAGGTCAGTTGCGATGCGCTTGGCTTCTTCAGACGAGCATCCGAGGCTATTAGCGAGCAAGTCAGCCGTGATGTCAGACGCGCCGGTGGCCGTGAGCTGGCGGATGGCTTCAGCCAAGATACCGTCGTTCGACGCGCGCGCTTCGAGGGTACCCAGCGTTTCAGTGACCTCACGGGAGCCGAGGCGACGTTCCCAGCCGACGTGCATGACAGCCCAGCCGTAATTAAGGGAGTATTGAGCCCAGAGTTCCGCTTCGCGCTCCAGATCAGGCCGGAGTTTGTTCTCGACGACCCATCGGGCAAGGGTCTGGATGGAAGCAGCGACGCTGGCGTCACCGTACTCAGTGCCACTGACCCGGATGCGGGCGAGTTGCCAGGAGTTCACCAAAAGCATCACTAATTCATTGATAATCGAGTCAACCAAGCGGCAGCGCACGTCGGACGCACCCTCGAAAGGGAAAGCACCCTCGCCATCACGCTGATTACGGCTGTATTTCTTGCCGTCATCGCTCTGGCCCTCCCATCGAGCAAGGCGGATGTCGTCGTTGCTGTTAATGCGCGCGATATTCCCGCCGTTCGTAAGGGAACGATCGAACTCCGACTGGAGGTTCTGAATATCTGGCGTATCGCTCGCAAAAACGAGTTTATCGCTCCTGTTGTACTTGCTCTGCATTGATTTTGGTAAAGTATTGGGATTTAGACTCGATGTATTGAACGAGAGACAGCTTATGGAAGCGATACTGGCCTCCTAGCGTCTTGAAACACCGGACAAGCCCCTGCTTGCGAAGATTATCGAGCTCTCGTACGTCTATGCCTGTCATTTCCTCAGCAAGCGAACGCGAAAGCACAATCGGGTAGTCCTTTGGGTCTTTTGGCATAAATTAGTATGAACCACCACGGGTTGCTTTCCAGGTTGCCTCGTCTTCTTGCTCAGGTTGCATGACGGCGAGGTAGCGCAGGCAGTCGATAGGGTCTTTAGATGCGCCCTTATCCCCGTCTGCCCCAGTCCATTCCCTCAGAGAGTAGATCAAATTGTCGCACTCCTCGGAAACAAAGAGCTTCGGCTGGTTCAAAACCGTCACTGGCTGGTTCTGGTCATAAGACAAAGCGTCGTTAATGAGCGCCACGCCTTCGTCGATCCGGATGCCAGCCGCCGGTGTGAAGTACATCGGGTCAGGGTCAGTCTCTAGGAGTTCAATCAGGGAAGTGCCCCCCTCTTTGCCAGCCGCCTGGGTAGCCCCTGCTCTCGGGTCGATAAAACGCTCGGAAATCGACGTATCGACTTCCATGTCTCGAATGAGCTCCTTGTACTCGTTGATACCCTTCCCTCCGCCGGCGCGCTGAGCAGCCCCAGCCTTACCGTCGAGTTTAGAGTCAGGGAGCGCCCATTCGCCGTACGTCTTGTCAGGCCACTCCTTGTAAATGTACCACTTCGTGTTCTCGCCCGTCCCGACAGCACGCAACCAGAGCATGAACCAGTTACGAGCGCCAGCTGGGTCGATCACCATGAAGTTCGTACCCTCATCCGGCACGTCAGACTGCTTAACGATATTAGCGTCACCAAAGCGCGGGAATTGAGCACCAGCAAGTCCATCAGCCCAGCCGTAGGCTCGGATTTTTCGTTCGTACACCGTCTTCCCGTCCAGCGTCTTCCTGAGTTCGTCGAAAGGGTTGTACGGATTGAACTCGGAGTGAAACCAGACGACGCCAGCATCTTTCCCGCGAGACTTCGCCCGATAAGGCATGTGGCCTAGCGGGACGCCAGGAACGTGCTGCTGTTTCTCGGGCAGGATGCTCGCGACCTTAGTCTCCAAGTACTTGCACCCAGAGACGTACTCCTTCACGACGTTCGAGTAACCCTGCACAGGGGTAAAGGTAACGATGAGCTTACCACGCCTCGTAACCACGCGGTACCGCAGGGTTTCCACCCAGTCCAGCGGGACGAGCTCGTCGCACCACACGATATCGCACTCACCGCCCTCAACCACCCGGCGCTCTTGCGCGTAATTCATGAAGTGGCACTGGCTACCGTTCGGAAAGATAAAAGTACCGTCAGAGAAGCCGTTCTTCTGTGTGTACTGAATGTTAGTAACTCTGCCCTTCTTCAGCCCCTTGAACTCAGGCGGCAAGTACTTCCAGATAACATTCTGCTGCATCTGGATCGAGGACTGGCTCGTCGTGTGCAAGCACCATACTCGGGCGTTCGGGATGTTCACCATCGCCGCTACCACCCTCTTAGCCGCCCACTCAGTCTTACCAGCTCGGTTCCCGCCTAAGACGCACACCTCTTGGTACTGCTGAAGGAACTCATCCGCTGCCTTCCAGTGAAACGGCTCATAGCCATGGCGGTACGGGTCTTGCTTCTCCGCGAGGATCTTCTCCTCACGCAACCTGAGTATCTCCGCGAGCTTCTCCGCACCGAGCCTCTCCTTGAGCACCTTGAGTTCGTCGGTGCTAGGTAGCCGGATGACTGGGTGCGGCGTGAGGTTCACCAAGCCTTGCAACTCCAGTATTTCGCTTTGGTCTTAGGGCCAGGGGTTGCGCACTTGTGCCGCGCTCTGAAAGATTTACGTCGAGCAGGGTTGTCCTTCTTAATGCTCATGTCAGGATCACCGAAGCGCACAATCTTCGTCTTGCTGCCGTCCTTGACGTACACAGCGGACTTCTTCGCCTTACCTGGTGTACGGAACGGCTTATCGAGAGTCACTTTCCTGCCTTTGTAGTCAGCCATCACTTCTTGCGCTTCTTGACCTTCACGCAGTCGTTCGCGCCGACGCGCTTGTAGCCCTTCCAGCAAGCCTTGCCACCAGTGCCTTTGTCCTTCTTGTACGAGGACTTAGAGTTCTTAGAGTCCATATCAGCGGCCTTTGTAGTTCTTGGCGTTCGCCTGCGCAGGCTTCCCGCGCATCAGGCTTTCCATCTTCCGGTAATCACCCTTGATTATGTCCTTGCTCTTGCCAGCGGGCTTACCCTTGGGCCCAGAGGCTTCGTGCTTCTTGGTATTCATCATAGAGACGATAAGTATTCCTTATGGCAAGGATAAGTCAAACTAATCCTATTCTTCCTCTGGCCCTTGAGCCATCCCTAGTATCCCCACCCTGAGAACCTTACCCAAGACGTCCTCGAAGTCAGTCCCACCGAATACAACGACCTTCCAGCGACCGTCCTTCCCCTGCACCACGAACGCCCCTTGCTCTAAGTACCCAGGCGCCTTCCGGCACATGTCAGCTAAGAACCCCTGCACCTGTTCGTCATGGCTGTCCTCCTTGATACTGAAATCACCGGACTGCCTGCCTTTGAACAGATCGTCCATCCTGAACGCCGCTACATCCAAGGTGTCCTTACCTGGCTTACGGCGCTTGACCTTGGCCTTCGGCTTCGGCTTAGCCCTCTGGACTCGCTTCTTCTTCATTACCACTTCCCTCCGAACCTAGGATGACGCTTAGCAACCCAACGCCCCGCGTCCTTCCGCAGCGGCACCGTCATCCCAACAACGAACTTGCTGTTATCCCTGACCAAGACCTTGACCTCATCCTTGCCCACCTTGCACATAATTAACCTCGGGTTTCGGGCCTTAGCCGTCACCACCCCGTCCCACTCCTGCGCAGCAACACTAATCTGCTCCTCGACCTCCTTGACCTCAGCCTCAGCTAAGTTAAACCGCGCCTTGATCTTCATCATCCCCAATGGCGTCCATAAGACCTTCCAGGTCGCCTTCACCCTCCGGCTCGGCTCGTACGCCCAGTCAAGCCCCTCGAAGCACTCCTTGCGGAACGCCACGAGCTCCTTGCGGCTAATACCCAAAGCATCAGGTAAACTGCTCTCACTTACACATTCTTCGCGGTTCATCCCTTAAACCTATCCCACCTTTTACACCTTTCAACATAAGTGTGCGTTCACTGCGTTCACTGTTTGTCACCCCAGGAGTTCTCCGGCCTCATGGCCTCTGAACCCCTTCCCCCGAGCAGGGGGACTGAGGGGGGTGTGGGGGAGAGTCAAGAGAGGGGGTGTCACCCCACCCTGTCAAGCCGATCCCGCAGACCACCTTACACCTATTAGTTTCCCTAATACTGCACAGTAGCAGGGCTTATTGCACAAAAAGTGCAAGGGGTGGAACCCGCTAGGGTTTCCGGCGCCGGCCAGGGAGCTACCCCCTCCCCCCCTTGGTTAATTACCCCCTAAAACCCCCGCTTTTCCCCACCTTGCGGGGGTAGGGCATGGGTGACGCGGGGGGCAGGGCAGGGCTAGGCTTCCCC